CCCCTCCTAACGACAATCTTACCCTCAATTCCTCTTGGAGCGCCGATGACCACACCATACAACCTTAATATCCTTTCTAGGGCCGTTGCTTACGGTGACACTTTGCCTTCAAGTAACCCCCAGAGGCGCGCCTTCGACTGGACCCGCCAGTTCCAGGGCATCCAGGTCACCAACCCCAAGACCTACAGCGTGACCCTGGTCCAGGGCGGCAGCCAGCTTGTATTTGACGGTACCCGTAGCACCACCCTCGACGGTACGACCCAGTTCACCATCACGCTGAACTCCTCAATCCCTTCGACCTACCGCTTCAGCTTCGTGGGCGGCACGAACCCGAGCCTGCGCACTAACCGTGGTCTGGCTCTCTTCACCGCAGGCCGCACCGTGACCGTGGCAGCCCTGGCGAATCAGTCTGCCACCCTCACCCTCTCCGGTGGCACCTGGGGCTCGGTAGTAGCAGGCGATACCCTCTACATCCCCGGCCCGGTGACCAACGACGGCACGAGCCCCTTCAACGTACTGAACCAGGGGTACTGGGTGGTTCTCTCGAATCCGGGCGCGACGGTTATCACTGTAGCTCGTCCGGTCGGCACCGTATTCAGCGCCGCTTCGGAAGGCCCGATCACTCTGGCCGCTGACTCGAACGTCCAGGCGTACAGTGCAGCGGGCGTCCAGGTTGGCGACATGGTCAATCTGTCGGCTGGTTTCAGCTCTGGCAACTTCGGCACCTATCAGGTGAGCGCCGTGACTACGAGCTGGTTCGAGGTCACCTCGACCCTTCCTCTGGCGCTCGACGTGGCGGCCATGCCGGGAGCAACCGGTCTGGTGTTCTACTCGATGGCTAAGAGCTTCATCCGTATCGAGTCGGACCAACCGGTCGTAGCCCAGTTGAACGGCTCGACCTCGACCACCATCCCCACCATCAACCCCCTCCTTGCCGGAGACCCGGAGCAGCCAGGATGGTTGGAACTCATGGGTCCAGTCTGGTCCTTGACCCTCCTAAACGTCTCGTTGAATCAGGCCAACTGCATCGTCTTCTCCGCTGAACAGGGATAAGCCATGGCGAAGAGAATAATCCCATTCGCACCGACTGAACTCGCAGGCGTGAAGACCGTCGTCAACGGGAAGACGATTATCCCGGGCGGCAACCCCAGGATGGAGAAGGTCGAAGAGTCCGGTCCTCCCCAGTCCGACCTCGTGAAGAGCCTGCTGGCCACCCTCAAGGACCAGAGCGGCGACATCGACGCCCCTGATATGAAGGCGTTTACGGCTGACCCGACCAAGGCCACCAACAACGTCGGCGTCTACCGCATTAAGACCCGCCTGCTCCCCGATGACGTGCTCAAGCGCGTTGCCGTCCAGGACGACCTGATCGCGGGCATCGTAGGCAACCGCGCCAACCACCTCTCCTCCTTCGGCCGCCGCCAGCCGAACCGTGAGTCCACCGGCTTCCGCATCGTTCCGGACCCGGACAAGATCGACGCGCTCGGACCCAAGGACAAGGAAGCCCTCCTCGACCGCGTGAAGAAGGCCGAGAAGAAGCTGTCCACCTGCGGTGAGGTCGGTGGAGATACCCACGACGAAAAGTTTTTCACCTTCAGCCAGTACCTCGCGGTCTCGGCCCGAAACATCATGGTCCTCGGCCGTCTAGCGACTGAAGCCATCTACGACAAGATGGGCAACTTCCATAGCTTCCGCCCCGTGGATGCCGGTACATTCTACCGCGCTGTCCCCCAGGAAAAGCTGCAGGAAGACCAGATCCGCAAGGAAGCAGAGAAGCTCCTTGAGAGGATGAAGGGCCGCAAGGTAAACGCGGGAGCCGACGAGAAGAATATCCCTGATTCCTATCAGTGGATTCAGGTCATCGAAGGCCACGCGGTCCAGGCGTTCACTGACGACGAAATCCTTGTCCACAACTTCTTCCCGACCACGGATATCGAGTTTGGCGGCTATCCGCTGACCCCTATCGACACCTGTATCGCGCAGATCACCACGCACATCAACATCACGACTCACAACAAGGCCTATTTCCAGAACGGCCGAGCCACCCGTGGCATGTTGCTGATCAAGTCGGACGACATCACCCCGCAGCAGGTGAAGATGATGCGCGCTCAGCTCCAGGCCTCCGTCAATGGCGTCCAGAACGCTTGGCGCGTGCCGGTGTTCGCGGTCCCTACGACCGGCGAGCTGACCTGGACCCCGATGGACTCAGGCCAGGGCGCATCGGCGGAGTTCCAGTACCTGTGCGACCAGACCTCCCGAGCAATTCTCTCGGCTTTCCAGATCAGCCCGGAAGAGCTGTCAGGGTATGCTTACCTGTCTAAGGGTACGAATTCACAGAGCCTTTCTGAGAGCAACAATGAGTACAAGATCGAGGCGGCGCGCGACGTAGGTCTCCGTCCTATCCTCAGCCAGCTTGAAGACTTCCTCAACGCCCGAATCCTCCCTCTCATCGATCCGGTGCTCGCCGAGTGCTGCCAGATTCAGCTCCTGGGCCTCGACGCAGAGACGGCAGAGAAGGAAGCCCAGCGCCTTAGTGAGACCAGCCAGATCTACGGCACCTACGACGACATCCTCGGCCAGGTGGAGAAGGATCCCGTTGGTATCCAGTACGGCGGCCAGTACCCCCTGAACCCGCAGTTCGGTACGATCATCGAGAAGTTCCTGACCGTCGGCCAAATCCTGCACCGCTATTTTGGCGCCCCCGAGTCGGTGCTAAACGACCCTGAGCTGCAGTACCGCCCGGCCGACCAGACCTCCTGCCAGCTCTTCCTGACGAAGGCTCAGGCTCAGATGGCCCCTCCTGCTCCGGCGGGTGGTGGCGCACCACCTCCTGGCGCCGGCCAGGGCGCCCCCGGTGCCGACGCAGGCACCAGCGGTGGCGAAGAGCAGGCCGAGCAGCAGGACCAGACCCAGGCCCAGGAAGCGCCCCAGGCGCCTGCCGGGGGCCCGTCGGATGGCGACCTCGCCTCCGGCATCGACCAGGCCCTCGGAAAGCTGGGTAAGTCGGAGAAGCACCTCGCCCCTCACCACAGGAAGCTCTACCGCCAGCAGGAAAAGATCATCACCAGCACGATGGACGCCTGGGAGAAGGCAGCGAGAGAGAGCAAGAAGGAAATCCTAGAGCTGACCAAGAAGCTGATGCCCCGCGAGGAGTAACCAGTGGCTAATCCTCGTCTCAGCATCCTGGGGTCCGGTGCGGTCAAGATCATCCAGAAGGCCATCGACCGCCTCTTCGATCTGATCAAGGGCAAGTACCTTGGTCCTGGCGCGGTCAAGCGCTGGGAGACCAAAGGCATCGCCTTCGACCGCTCCATGAGCCTCCCCGGCATGTTCGAGGCGGCTTCACAGGCTGAGAGCACCATTCCCAATACCCAGCGCCTCAACCAGCTCATCGAGATCGCCGACTCCTACTTTGAGAGTACCCGCGAGCGCACCAAGGCCCAGGCCGTCCACGAGATCGGCTCGTTCCTCCAGGACGCTCACGCAGGGAAGATCGACACCGACCTGTTCACCGTCCTGGAAGGCAAGCTGGGCGAGATCTACGGTCAGGCGACCAGCAGCATCAGCACCATCATCGGCGCCGAGACGAACAAGGCCAAGAACATCGGTCTGCTCGACGGCATCTTCAAAGTGAACGCTGCTGACGGCGTGGAAGATCCGACGGTCTTCTGGGTCATCGTCCGCGACCAATACTGCTGCGACGAGTGCTACAAACTCCACATGCTGCCCAACGGAATCACCCCGCGCGTGTGGAAAATCTCCGAGGCGACGAACGGCTACCACAAGAAGGGCCAGGACTTTCCAAGCATCGAAGGTCTGCACCCACACTGCCGCTGCCAGATCACCACTCTCCTCCCCGGCTACGGCTTCAACTCCACCGGTTACGTCACCTTCGTGAGCAGTGACTGGGACGAGTACAAGCACCAGCGCGGCGGATAGCCAGTGACCCCACCCGGATTTGAACCGAGATAGCGGCCTTGAAAGGGCCGCGTCCTAACCATTAGACGATGGGGCCAAAAACGGCAGGGCACCCCTTCTCCCTGTGACTGCTACTAGCGACTCTCAGGGTGCCTATCGGCTCTGCCAAACCGGCCCGTACTCTTAGGCGTCGTAGTTTTTTCCCGGGGGCAACCCAGGTTCCTATCATGGGGTGTCTTTCCCCACTAGCCCCTTGCGAGTGGGCGTGGCTCAGATGCTCAGCGTGTTATAGACCTCCCAGGTCTCATAGCGATGGATGAAAGTATCCGGAGTGTCGCGGAAGGACAC